GCCAGCTAACACCAGCGATCCAGCAAACCCCACTTGGCCTACTAAACCATGACTAAAATTATCTATCAAAATTCAGAAGGCGGCGTTTCTGTCGTCATCCCATCAGGCGAAGTCCCTGTTGAAGAGCTTCCTGCAAAACTTGGCCTTACTGATTACGAAATCGTTGCTGATGATGCGGTGCCTACTGATCGCACATTCCGCAACGCTTGGGTTAAGTCCGGCAAGACGATTGCAGAGGATCTCACCAAGTCAAAGGCTATCGGGCATGACCGGCGACGTGCCAAGCGTGCTGAAGAGTTTGCACCTCACGATGATGTGATCTCTAAGCAGATTCCTGGCGCAGATGCTGAAGCCGCAGAAGCGTCACGGGCAGCTATCAGAACAAAATACGCCACAATGCAAACAGGTATTGAGGCTGCCAACTCAACCTCAGAAATTAAGGCGGCCCTAAACGGAGGTTAATAATGCCAATACAATTAAATGGTTCAACGTCTGGTTCAGTTCAGGTAGACGTTCCTGCCGCCGTAAGTGGTGGTGATGTTTCATTAACGCTACCAAATGGTGTTGGCAGCGCAAATCAATTTCTTAAAAACAGCGGCACTGCTGGAACGTTGAATTATTCCAGCATGGTTGAAGACGCATCAGGTCGGCTCTTAATCAATACATCTTCAAGCATCCCGTCCCCTGGCATTTTCAATCCAGCGTTGCAGGTAGTTCATGTCTCTGCAAGCGCTGATACGTGTGGAATCAGTCTTTCTAAATTTCAGGCAGGTAATCCAAGCGCCTCTCCTTTTATTTTTCAAAAGAGCAGAAACGATACTATCGGCAGTCACACAATAGTTGCTGATGATGATGTTTTAGGCGTAATTCAATTTACTGGTAGTGATGGTTCAACTTTTGTACCTGCTGCGGCTATTGAAGGAGAGGTGGATGGAACGCCTGGTTCTACCGACATGCCAGGTCGTCTTGCATTAAGTACCACAGCAGACGGAGCATCAACACCGACTGAGCGGATGCGAATCGACTCTTCAGGTCGGCTCTTAATTGGCGCAACTTCTGCTGTCAGTGGCGCTGACGCAAATGGAAAGCTTCAAGTATCTCAAGATGTTGGCAGCAATACTTGTATTCTTGCGGTTGAAAACACAGCAAGCAGTGGCAATTTATCTTGCATTCGGGCGCGACTAAGAAATCACAACCCAAACAGCATCTTCAGTGCATTCCTACAGTGCGATGATACTGACGGCAGTAAATTTACTCTTAGATCTAATGGCGGGCTTGTCAATTACAGCGCCAACAACGCCAACCTTTCTGATCGCAATGCCAAGAAAGACATTAGCGCCGCTTCTGGCACTTGGGATCGTGTTAAAGCGTGGGAGATCGTTAACTATCGCTATAAGGACCAGCCCAATGATGCTGACCTAAGTCTTGGCGTTATTGCACAGCAGGTAAACGAAAGTTGCCCTGAAGTGGTGACTATTTTTCAGGAGGCCAAAGAGGCCACTGAAACAGAGGATGCCAAGGAGGAACGCTTGGGTGTCAAAGAACAGCAAATGCAATGGATGGCAATCAAAGCGTTGCAAGAAGCAATCGCAAAAATTGAAACCCTTGAAACACAGAACACTGCACAGCAGACTCAGATCGATGATCTGCTAGCTCGCGTTACCGCTCTGGAGGCCGCATAATGAGCACAATTAAAGCTAACCGCTTTGAGAATACTGCAAGCACAGGTGGCGGTATTGACATCGACAGCTCGGGGGATGTTGGGATAAATACAACCAGCCCTGACTACAGATTAGATGTCAACGGAGAAGTTGGAATCAAAGAAGGTCAACCGATTACTTGGCATGATGGCTCTGGTAATGCTTCTGGTCAGATTTATACTACTTCTGACAGTGTAATGATATTCAGAACTGGAGTATCCGGTATGGGTGAGCGGATGCGGCTTTTGTCTGATGGAGGTCTAACTTTTAACGGCGATACCGCTGCTGCAAACGCACTGGATGATTATGAAGAGGGAACTTGGACGCCTACTTGGCAGGGAACGCTTAACTCTGGGACATTTGCTGCAACTGGTACTTACACAAAAATTGGCAGAACAGTTACTATACAAATGGCACAAACCGGTGGCGATGTTACTTTCACTGCTGGTGCATGGATTGTAGGTGGA